GCTGTTGCGCCAGTAGCACCATTTGTTCCGATAACGTTATCTGCATAACGTACACGTAATGTATGGATTTGGCTAACTGGGCCAGTCATTGGTTGTACACCAATAATTTCATTTGCAATAACTGTGGGCATAACACGACGGATAACTGGTAGAATAACACGGTTAAGTGTTGCTACGTTACCTGCCGATGTTGCGCCAGCTGTTGCATTTTCAACTAGGTGCTTGCGTGTATTTTCTAATACAACTGCCATTGTAGTTCTTCTAGAACCGTTTAAGCCTTCTAACAGAGCGTCTTTTGTCTCGCCCCAACGGCTTTCTAATAATGCTTGTGTCATAATATTTCCTTTTTCCTTTTAGGGTTAAGTCACTTTAGCCCTGCTAGACGTTTCAATTCAAACACATTAGCGGATGTTGTTGTGTCTTCAAATGTTGCGCTTTTAGCAGTTTTGTCTCCTGTTACTTCTGAACGTGATTCTGTCAAAACTTGTGCACTAGGTGCAGGTTGCTTTGTAGTACCGTTGTTTAGAACTGCAGGTAGATACTTATCAAATGCGGACTGTAACTTGTCGGTCTGCACTGATTCGAGTAGACTGCTCATTACAGCAGCTTTCTCTTTGTTTAGAGGTTTCAACATTTCGGCAAGTTTTTGCTTGCGTTCTGTAGATTCCCGGATAATACGAATTTCTTTTTCTTTTGATTCAACTAACATTGCTTTATTTTCGATAGCTTTTTTAGCTTCGGCAATAACTGCATTTTGTTTGTTTAAAAGTTCTTGCATCTTAGCAATTTCTTTGTTCTCATTTAAATGAGTAACAGCAAACTCGCTTGCAAAAGCTTCGAATAAACGACGACCAAACATGTTCTCACGAGCAATATTGATGTCTTCTTTTAGTTGAGTCATTTCAGACTCTAGTTTTGCGGTAATAGATTCTTTAACCATTTCAGCACTTCTTGCAACAAAGTTCTTTTGTAGCTCGGCTAATTTTGCTTTAGCTCCGGCAACAAGTTGAACTTTAGTCTCAACAACTGCTTTCTTGTCTGCTTCAAACTCTTTAATTTCTTCTGCAAGTGCTTTGATAACAAACGACTCAAGTTTAGCGATGCTATTCTCGTATTGTTTGCGGTCATTGCGTAGTTCTTGGATCTCTTCGGCTAGTTTTGTAACTAGGAATTGATCAAACTTACCTGCGCTTTCAACCATGCGAGCGTTAAACTTTACACGGTCTTCGGCAAGAGCTAGTTTAGCTGCTTTGAATTCTTCAATCTCGGCAGTTAAAGATTCTGTAACCATTTTGTCTAGAGCCTCAACCATAACTTGTTTGTCATGCTGATAACGGCCAGCGAATTCTTCACGAAGCTCGGCACGCAATTGCTCACGTGCTTCAGTCAACTTGGTTTCCCAAGCTTCATTGATAGCTTGTTGTGTAGACTCGTTGATAATACCGCTGTCTAACATTGGTTTTAAGGCGTCTAACATTGGATTTGTTCTCCTATAGTTTCAAATCGTTGATAAGGCGCACCACTTCCTTTTCCACGTACTTCTGTACTCTTTGATCGGTGCTGGCGTCTTTAGCCATGTTGAACAACTGTTGTCCACCACGCATGTTCATTAACGATTCGTAAATCGCTTTTGGATATGCGTTAGGTGCACTGGGTTGTGCAACAATGTCTACGGTAATGATTTCAAAATCACTAACGTGTCCACTACTTTCACTAACGTTACCTGATCCACGCGAGCTTACACCCAGTTTAACTCCGCTTGTCAGCATCGCTTCAACTAGTTTACCCATTGGTGTTGGTAACACTTTTAGTTTTCCAAATCCGTTTGGCCCGTCCATCCACATTTTTGTTATCATGTGGCTAACACGATCCAAGTTAATCTTTAAGTCATCTGGATGATCCAATTCGCCCAGTACACTATAACCACCCTTTAATTGCTCAGTGATGGTCTCAACAGCTTTTTTAATTTCGTGAGTGGGATATACACGTTTGTTGGCATTCTGTACGCCACCTTGAATGAATATCCCATCCATATAGAAATGCTTACCACCTTTGCCATCGCCGGAATCTTCAGAGATAACCTGAAGTCCAGCGTTGTCAAATGATAGTGTTTCCTTTAGGAACAAAGCCATTATAATAAGTTCCTATTACTTCTTTTTACCTGTTGGCTGACCTGCTCCGCCTTCAATACCTTTGGTATTTAGACTTGGCTTGTCGCCACCGGTACCAACTGTTTTACCAGTCTCAGTACCTTTCTTCTCAGCTCCGTGACCATCGCTAGGTCCTTTTGCATCCCAAACTTTCTTGTTGCCAGGAACGTTCTTGAACTGACCTGCATGAGGTAAGTCACCACGCTTCTTGCTATACTCGTTGTTTGGAGCTTTGAATTGCTTGCCGTCAGCAGCTTCTTCATTGCCTTTGCCGTTTAGAATGTTTTCGTTAGTACCGCCAAAGTCAGGTCCTTTGTCTAAACTAACTTGCTTTTTGTTAATAGTTGGCTCGTCACCACCAGTACCAACAGTCTTACCTGTTTCACTGTTAGGAGTGTTCAACTTGTAGATTTCGCCGATCTTGTCAACGTATTCTTTCATGATCTCTACGTCGGTCTTTTTGTAGCTTTCCATTTTGCCTGAACCAGACTTACCAGAACCGCTTACACCAGAACTGCTTTTCTTAGCAGCTTCTTTAATGCCAGAGCCAGACTTACCTGAACCGCTCATTTTCTTAGCTTCTTTCATTCCGCTACCAGACTTACCAGATCCACTTGCTGAACCGCTTTTGCCTGATGCTGAACCACTCTTAGCAAAAGGATTAGCAGATTCCATGTTCATGCCTTCCTCTGCAGGCTCTTCTTCACTGTCCATGTCGAAGTCGCTTTCGCCGCCCATATCATCCATGTCGTCGCCCATGTCGTCGCCCATGTCATGCTCTTCATCACCTTGCTCGCCAGCTAACATAGCCTTTAAGTCATCTAGTTGTGCAGTAATGCTGTCTAGTTGTGATTCAATTTCACTGTGCTCGGCTTCTTCGCCTTCTTCGCCACCCATGTCGTCGCCGCCGAATGTTTCTTCTTCGCCGTCCATGTCGTCGTCAGTGCCAAACTCGTCTTCGCCGTCCATATCCATTTCTTCGTCGTCTTCGCCAAGTCCCATTTCTTGTGCGCTATCGTTTTGATTAGTAATATCTTGTACGAATCCTTGAGCTTCGTTTCCGCCCATGTCTTCGTCCATTAGTGACTCATAAATGTCACGTGACTTCTCAACCACTAATTGGTGGAAAAGTTCTTTAGCTGCTTGTTCGTCTTCGTTGATGATGTGTTCAATCAACTGTTCGTATTTGTTCATTAAGAAACTCCTTTAATAAATTGGCTTTGTAAATTTATTTACTAAACTACGCAGTTTTCTATGTAATATGCGTGTTTTTTGCGGTATTTTAGATAAGATTTGTAATAAATCTGTTATAGTCCAGGTATTGCACCTGCACCGCCACCTTCTGCTGCTGCTGGGGCTGCATATTGACTTTGAATAGTTTCAAGTTTCTTTTCAAACTCAAATTTACGTACATCATTCGCCATTCTCAAGCGATTTAGATGTGCTAGTGTTAATCTAGTCTTGCGTAGATCACCTAGTTTCATGACACTATTATCGTCCTTCTCAGACTGGTAGCCTGCTTTTGCAGGCTCGGGACTTTCTAATAAATCACTTATAAACATATAAAGTATTTATAACTATTGCGTATTATCCGCCCACACCCGGAGCACTTGCTGCTGGACCCGGGCCTCCAGTGGGGCTACCTACCCCACCGCCACCGGCTTCGCCGCCCAATGCCCCGCCTTCGGGTGCACCTTCTGCGCCGGCTTCGGGGGTGACATTTTCCAAATCGCTTGCAAGTCCGCCTGGTGTAACACCCACGTTACGCAAATTGGCTTGTCCTGGGCTGGTTTCTTCGGCTTTGCCTTTTTCTTCGGCCCACATCATTTCGTTCTCGCTCATTTCCATCTCGCTCATGCCCAAATAACGTTTCATTAAAAAACGTTTAGAGAAATAAGGATACTGTTCCAGTTGAGTAAACACACCAATCTTGGCTGCATCAATGTCGGCTTGTCTATAACTGGCAAAGTTCTGCGGCATGTTAAAGCGTAGATCAAAAATCTGTCCGTCAATGTTGATGCCTCTCCAGCGCATAAACATCTTGAACTCTTGATCCAGTTTGTCTACAATCATTGACTGTAAACGTGTGCAATATTGATTAAAACGCCATTCTTGTATAAGTGCGGTGCCCACTTTACCATCGCTTACTGTGGTTGTACCGTCATCGGCTCCGGTAGGCAAATAGCTTGAGGGGATACGCAATCCGCGGAATAACTTGTTGGTAAAGAACTTTAAGTCTGTGATCTCGCCCAAGTTTTGTCCACCGGGCAAAATTTCCACGCTACTTCCACGTCCGTCGGCAGTTTGTGGGAAGAAAAAGTCTTCGTTTGTGCTTAATGGATTGTATGTGGCATCCATCATGTTGACGCCACTTTGTGTTTGTGTGGGAATTCTACGCTGACTTATCTCGTTCTTGATACGCTCAATAAACGCCATGGCCATGTGTGTGGGCATGTTGCCCACATCAATTTTAAACATTCTACGCTCAGGCGCACGTTGCACACGATAGATAATAATAGCATCTTCAAGCAATTCTTTTTGTTTGAATACTTTAAAAATGTTTTCTAAAACACTGTTACCAAAAGGCCAAAATATGTCTAGGCCTTCGGTCAAACTCAAATGTACTACGTGTTCGGCATTTACAACTGCTTCGTTTTGTGCATGAGAGAATCTGCTGCCGCCACTGTACGGAGTGCGCGGTTGTACATAACTTCCCGATGGGCCGCCCACTTGTGGGTGATTGGTAAATGTATCGCTGGTGCTGACTGCGGTTACTGTTAAATTTTGAAAATTGGGGTTGATGTCTTTGATGACATATTGTTCGGGTTTTTTGCCTTGGCTTTCGTTTACAATAACTTTGGTAACTTTGCTCATCTCAACCCAAAACATTTTAAAAGTTTCAGGATCACGGATAAACACTTGATCACCGTATTTTAATGTGTTACGTACAATTTTGAATATACGTTTGTTTAATTCGTTTAAACTAACCCACTGTTGCAGTTGTTCTTTAATAATTTTGACTTCGTTGTCGGTGGGCTTTTCGTGAAAGTGTAAATCAAATGCACTCAAATTCTCTTCGTTTTTCTGACTACAGAATTCGGCCAAAATGTCCAGTGCAGCATTAACTTCCGAGTCCATGTCCATTTGTTCGTATTGATTATAACGTTCAATACGATTTGGATGCCCGATGTAAACTTCAGGCAAACTGCTTGCCATGTTACGATAAGCCGGATTCACCTGTGAGTTACCGGGACTGCCAATCGGGCTCACTGCCCCTTGTATGTTTCCGGTTTTAAAATATTTTTTCCACGAAGCCATTGTGTATTCCTTATAGCTTATTTATCATTCCGTTACTGGCTAGCTTGTAATATTCTTTGGCTAAAGTCTTTGGTGTCTCGCATGTGTTCGATCAATTCATCTTGCTTGCCCATTTGAGCAATATGCATGTCTTTAAATTGATTTAAGAAATCGTCAAAAACGTTGTTTACCATGTTATCGGCTATGGTCCTTGTTTCTTTTGCAGTGTCTTTAGCGTTTGGCATTGATAGTTTTTCAGTCACTTCGCGCAAGGCCGCAGTGGCTTTGTTTAATTCGGCTGCTGCTGTTGATAGCCCTGTTATGTTGACCGGTATACTCTTACCGTCAGGCAACGGCACATGCGCTTCGTTGATACCGCCCTCGCTCACCATGGCCAAAACACCTTTGGGATTGGTTGTGGTACTGATACCGCCGTCAGCAAAACCCAACATTGTACTAGCAGATCCAGCAGCTATAGTAGCAACACCGCCAGTCATCATACTGGTACCAGCAGCTGCTAGTGGAACCCCAACTGCAGCACCAACACCGGTAAATGACAATAAAGCTCCTACAGCAGCCAATACTCCACCGAGTGCAGTAATACCTATACCAACATCTTCAACGTCCTCGCCTATGCCTTTTAAGAAATCAAGCGGACCTTTGGTGTTGTTAAGGCCGCCTATAATGGTATCCATCGAGGCCAAGATTGCTTCGGCTGCCTTAGCAAATCCCAAAATTTGCGGTGTTAGTTTTTCCTGTAGTGCTATTCTTAAATCTTGTGCTGTTTTCTCAACATCCATTATCGCCGAATGAAATCCGCTATTGATCTTGGCCGTAGCTTCTACTGCATCTGTAGCTGTTTTTAAATTTTGTTGTGTTAATTGAAATTGCGCTTGACCTAATTCGTTGGCACCTTTGGCAAAGTTATTCAACGAGTCAACTCCCATAATGGCTGCGGCACTGATTGAAGTAGCCAATTGTCCGTTGTTTTTATCAAAGTCTTGAGTGGCTCGTGCAAATCCATCGTTCAATGACTGTATGCTACTACCCGGAGTTGCTAGTGCAGTTGCAAAATCTTGTGCAGCACCCACTTGCCCGTACAGGTTGGCATTAAGGTTAGTAACTATTCCGTTCATTACTGTGGCCTGCATGGCAGCTTCTTGCTGGTCGGCCGACAACATGGCCATGGCTTTATGGGCACGATCTATCAAGCCAGGATCGTTATTTTGCTTGGCCAAGTCACGTAACTTTTTGTCAAACGCATAAGCAGTGGCTCGTTTTTTGGCTTCTTCTTCGCGCGACTTTGCATCAGCGCCCATGATGTCGGCCACAATTTTCATGTTCTTGCCCATCTCCAGCGTGGCCTGTGCCATCTGTGCATTGGTTGCAGTCCCGCCCGATCGTTTCAAGTTGGCTGTTTGTTGTGCCACCAATGCAGCTTGTTCTTCAAAACCAATACCGAGATTCATCAACTCTCGTTGTAGCGAGTTGCCGTTTTTGCTGGTCTGTGTTGCTAGATTGCTAGTAACTCCCGAAACAATTTTTGCTGCACCACTAACTGTATAACCCGATTCGGCCAGTGCCGCCGAATTGTTTTTGAGCACGTTTGCAAATTGATCCACAGTGAGTCCAGCAGCGCCCGAATACTTTCGCAAATCTTCCATGCCACGTGCAAACAGTGCGCCAGCAGCAGTTGAATCGTTGTAGGCCTTGATGGTTTTTTCTACTTCTTTGGCCAGTACTTCAATTCCAAATTTGGCCAACTTGGCAGTTTGTTCGGCGGCCATGCCCATGACTGGTCCAAGAATTGCCAAGGCAGCCCCAATGCCTTTTGCATACATACTTGGCAATGTCATTAGTGCTTGTCCAGCAGTGCCTGCGGCCTGACCCAGGGCTACAGTGGTTTGCGCCTCCATTTCGATTTGAGTTGCCATTAGGCCACTGGCCAGTTCTATTCCCGATGCACCGTTTTGCAGTCCCTTGACAAACGCCATGGAACCTTGCAGTCCGGTCTGGGCCACATTCCACATGGCCTTGCCCAATTTGACAGTGGCCGTAATTGCATCGCCCTTGGCCGCGTTCTCCCAGAGCTGATTGCGTTTTTTAATTAAATCGTTCTTTTTTTCTTGATCTATTTCGTTTTTGATTCTGTCGTCAAGTTCTTCAAGATCTTCGGCTAACGCACTGAGTTGTGCCGGAGCTTCGCTCAACATCTTGGTAAAGGTGCTGGTTACCGAATTGGCCTTTTTCAACGATTTTATTTGAGCATCGACCTGTTTGGTCAATTTCTCCATGTCGTCAGAGTATCTTCCAAGTCGTTCACTGTCTTTGGATGTGATAGATGCGCCCAGGCCCCCAGTGCCTTTGCTCTGCTGCTTTTGCAGTTCAATCAGTTGCGCCAAGAGTTCTTCGGTAGTAGGCATTAATTTTTCCTGTTATAGTACACTATAAATAATAGTATCAATTACATATATTTATAGGATCAAAACATGGTACCTGAACAGCCCGCAAACCCACTTGCCAAATTTTTTCGACAACCAGCAGTTTATATCAAATTACCCAGTAACGGACGCTATTGGGAAGATGACGCACTAGAAATTCCAGTCACTGGCGAAATTGGGATTTATCCCATGACCACCAAAGACGAACTGGCACTAAAAACTCCCGATGCACTCATGAACGGGCAAGGTGTAGTGGATGTTATTCACAGTTGCGTTCCTGCTATCAAGAACGCATGGAAAATGCCCAGCGTTGATGTGGATGCTGTAC